CTTTCAAAAGCAGTTCTGCAATCTCTTCATCGCTCAACAAATCAGGCTCTTTGAAATCCGCTTCAATTGCTTCTTTCGCTCTAGCACGACATTGAAATCGTGCTTTGCAAAATCTGCAATGTTCACCTGCTACAAACTCACCTTCGCCGTTGATGGCGAGTTGTGCTTTTTCTCGCAGTTCCGTTTCTGCCCAAACCGCTAATTGTTCAAGCGAGTACTCGTCAGTGCTGATGTGATGAAGCCTCGGCTGATTAATCGTCACTCGGATGGTTTCGATGTCGTACAAATCTCGAAACTGCGACCAAGCGCCGAGTGCATAAAGCGCTAACTGTGTGTTGCCCTTTGCTTCGACTTGTACACCTTTGCCAAATTTCAAATCAATCACTTCGAGCGTGTTCCCGTAAATGAGCACCACATCGCCTGTTCCAAATCCTTCTGGAACCCACTCGCTGAAATCCACTCGCTGTTCGAGCATGACGAGTGAATCGGGATGATCGGCACGAATCTGCTTAATCCGTCCCTGCACGAACGCCACATAACTTTCAACCGCTTCGTAATTGTCCGCCGTGGCAAAGTCACTGCTCATTTTCTCGTCAAGCTGACGCGTAAACAATTTCAAGTCCATTTTGAATAGGTAATCTTTCAAGAGCAGTTCTGAATACTCGTGCGCCCACGTTCCTTCTTCAGCGAACGCCGATGTCGTATTAGGGAACTGCGACTCAAGTTGTGCGGATGGCGTACAAGTCAGCCAGCGCTTCGAACCGCTTGCGGACAGTTTCGCGTGTGCACGTCCTGCGTGCTTCTCGGTGGTCATAGTGCTTCTGCCTGCGCAAGCAGTTCTGCATACTTATCAGCAGAGACTTCAGTGAGTTTCGTCGCGCCCATCGCAGCAATCAGATTCTTAACTTCGGCTTGCTTACCGCTTTGTGAGAGCTGCGCTAACTTCGCTCTTACTTCTTCTAGCGTTGTGCTAGGCTTGTCCAATTTAACAGGTTCGGCTTTCGTTTCTTTTTTGGCTTTCGGTGGTTTCTCTGCTTCGACTTCTAATTTCTCAATCGTCGCTTCTACATCTGCTGGTTTGACTGCGCCTGTCTGTAAGGCCACCGTCAAAGCTTGCATGGCCTCGATGAGTTCTGGTGCTTGAATAGTGATTGTGATGTTGTTCATGAGCGTTGCTCCTTTTTTTGTGTTATACTAATCGTAAGTTTTCTCCTTCACGACTGGTTTCCGCGGCAACGGAGATCAGTCATTTTTTATAATCGCGTCGAGCCGAACGTAGTCCTTTTCAATCATTTTCTCAACGCCATCTCGGTAGCCTTTGAAGTAAGCTCTGTTGACCAAATCTCTCGTAGCAATGGTGATAAACAGGATGTTAATGGTCAGCAGAATTAAAATGGCAATCCATACAACCATCACTCGTCATCACCCCCCTCGATAATCCATCCGTATTTGATAATGTCGCGAATTAAAAATGCGCCAAGCAGTGCAATAATGGCCATGAAGTAAATCGAGTAGCCATCGCTCATCAAATCCGTCCAAATAAACTCCAACATGTTTCTCACCTCCAGTTATGAATCTCGTTTTATTTTTCTTTCCAAAAACGAAGCGAACCGTCTCTTTGCATACGTTTGTACATTTCAAAGGTCATTGGAACGGTGCGATCTAGCGCTTTAGCCATAGAGCGAACGCCGTCCACATCATAAAATCGTGCTAAATACATCATTTCAAGTGTCGTCCAGCCGTACTGTGATCTTTTTGAATTACGCAACGACCTCACTCCATGTGTCGAGTATCACCATCTGCACAAATCTCTCGAATGAGATTCCGTAGCGCGTGCTGATGTTCCAGTGACAAAAGTACCTGCCGAGCTTCTCTAACTTCGTGTCGTCGATTCTCATGTTGAAGTTCCTCCCTCATTGCGTTTTGAAGATGTTGGTTAAATGTCATTTTGCATTCACCTCCCCAGCTTGTCCGATTGGCAACTCTTACGAGTTGCTTGCTTTTTGAACCAACTGATGAGGTTGGCCAGTGGCCATTTCTGCCAGTGCCAACTTACATCGGTCTGGTAAATTGGTCTCTGCTGGGTTAATCGAAATCAATTCCCCATCCACTCTTTTGTAATGCCCCACAATTCGAAGCGGTTCAGCTTGTTTTCTCGATCTACCCATTTCGCATCCCTCCTTTCAGATGTTTATGCTCGACAGAGTGTGTATAAATCAACATTTCGTGTCAATAATATAAAAGCAACGAATTGTTGACAAATACTTAAAAAAATAACTCGTCAAGCGAGCTGTTAAACAAATCTGCAATTTTTCGCATCAATTCGATTCGAGGCTGACGCTTCTTTGTCTCATAATGCGAATAGGTCTGCACTCTGATTCCAAGCTGATCTGCAACTTGTCTTTGAGTCAACATCATTTTTTTTCTTTTTTGTCGAAGCGGACTCTCCATTATGTCACTCCCTTCAGTTGATGTTACAAACAAATTATAATCCACAAATTGTTGCATTGCAAGACCATTTTCGACAATAATCAACATTTTGTTTACAACATTTTTCGACAAATTGGAATACACTATTTGTTGCTCGTAAAATTTATCAACATATTGTATACTTATAAGACACATTATAAGGATGTGATTTTATGGTTGGTGAAATGATTCGAAAACTAAGAACTCAAAAAGGTTGGAGACAATCAGAGTTAGCCGAACGGATGGGTATATCGAGGCAAGCCTTATCAAATTATGAGTTGAATCGCCGAGATGTAGATAATGATTTATTGAAAAGATTTGCTGAAATATTTAACGTGCCTGTAGATTTTATTTTGCAAGTAGAAATTAAAAATGTAAGCCTTGAAGAACTAGAAAAAATATTTGAATATGAAATTGACATTTCTCTAGATGAATTTGAAAAAAAACACAAATTACTCGTCGATGGAAAGATCCTCAATCGGAAAGAAATTCAAGCTATTCTGGCTTTCATCAGATTCCATCGATCTCAATAATTCTTGTAGTTGTTTATATGTAATATTATTTCTTTTATAAAACTCTTCTGAAAAATGTTCTAAGTTAAAAACCATTCCAAAATTCCTCCACAATTAGATATGCGTAGTATACCACATGAATACGAACTTGTGTTCGCTTTTCGGAAAAAAAATTTCCATTTTATACTTATTTATAAAGCAGGTGCAGAAAATGAATGTTGCAGCTTATGTGCGAGTTTCAACAGAAGAACAGGCCGAGAAAGGAAACTCGATTTTTGAGCAACAAGAGCGTTTGACTGCTTATTGTAGGGCGATGGGTTGGGAACCTCCAACCTTCTTCGTAGACGATGGATTTAGTGCCAAAAATTTAAAACGGCCGGCCATTGCCGATTTAATCAAACGCGTTCGCAAAAAAGAGTTCCAGATTGTGCTTGCGACAAAGCTGGATCGCGTTTGTCGTAACCTGCTTGATCTGCTTCAACTGGTAGATGTTCTTGAACAATATGAGTGCAGTTTTGTTTCAGCTTCCGAATCGTTTGATACTTCAACGGCTGCTGGTAGGATGACGCTTAATCTGCTTGGTATGTTCGCACAATTTGAACGTGAGCGCATTTCAGAGCGTGTGAAGGATAATATGATTTCCCTTGCTAAAAACACTGACAAGGCACTGACTAGGCCTTGTTTTGGTTACGTTTTAATAGATGGGAATTTTGAGATTGATGAAGTAGAAGCAGAACACGTTCGTTTCATGTTTGACCAAGCGGAGCAAGGCCGAGGGACAAGATATATTGCAAAGTTATTAAACGAGAAAGGAGTAAAAACAAAACGAGGTAAGTTATGGGATTCAGTAAATGTCAAAAGACTTATGATAAACGAAACTCTAACGGGTTCAAAAGTGTTCAATCGTCGTAAAAATCTGAAAGGGAAAGTTCAGATCCGAGACGCCAACGATTGGATAGTCAAAGACAATAGCCATCCAGCCATTATCTCAAAAGAACAGTTTGATTTGGTGCAAAAGATTTTTAACAGTCGCAAACCCACTCGAACCAGAGCGGAAAGTGAAACGTATTTATTGACTGGAATCATTTATTGCAAATACTGCGGCGGACGAATGAAAGGAAATACGGCTCGGCAAAAACACGGAACGTATCACAATTATCTTTGCTCAAAATATGTACTCGGTTACGGATGCCAAAATCATTCTGTCAATCGTGACCGAATCGAACAATTGGTGATTGAACAAATCAAGCAATTAAGCCAATTTAGCGACGTGGAAATCGAGAATGTTGTCGGGAAGTCCCGTTCGGCACAAGACGAGATTCAAGCAATAGAAACGGCCTTGTCAAAAATAAATAAACGAATGCAAAAACAGATTGAAGCGTATGAGAATGATTTGATTTCCATGCATGATTTAAAAATGGCACGCGAGCGTATTGATCAAGAACGTCAGCACTTGGAATTGACGTTAGATGAATTGAAATCAAAAGAAGTAAATGCCGCTCAATTTCGCAAAACCATTTCAAGCCAGCTGGACGATGTTTCAGGAACAGACCGTATAAAAGCAAAAAAATCGATGCCACTACTCATCGATCAAATCATAGTAGAGGCGCCGAACATCGAAATTATATGGCGTTTTTAGCATATTTCCAAAAGTATGTAAGGGTCACCTTTTATGCTTTTAGACAAACAGATTTTCATTGCTTAAAAAATTGATTTAGTTTATTCTAATTTTACCATAATTTGAAGGAGTTGAGTGATGTGGGTGAAAAAAAGTTAGCCAAGTTTTTACTGGTTGGAATTGTAGGTTTTGTGTTTTTCATTATTGTGATTTCAGCCGTTGTATCCGTACTTGAAGAATCAGATACAACTGTAACAAAAAAACAAGAAGCCGTTGAAGTGAAAAAAGAAAGGGAGGTTTATCCTGCTCTCATTTTAAAAGCGATTAAAAATCTAGAAACAAGCAAAGAGACAAAAACGGTTCGCTATCAATTATTCGATCAGGAAGTAATCAAAGTCATTCAGTACAAACCGACCGATGAAGATTTAGAGTTTTATAAAAAATTTGTTTTTGCAGATTATGAAAAAATGACTTTTGATTATGTGCAAACTTTAAACGATGAAGAACTGCTAAAAATCATATTTCGCAATCGGCCTGTTGATTTGTATTATGTCCATCGTGAAATGTACGGCGATCCGCTTGGCGGTCTCGCTTATAACGTTATTCAAATTGCAAAAGAACAATATGAAGGAACTCTCAATCAAGAGAATTATGATATTTTCAAAATGACAATGGATAAGCATTTTGAAAATATCGAATAACACAAAAAAACCCTACCGACTCAATTGGTCAGTAGGGTTTCTCTTATTTTAGGCCACTCAATTTTTTAACAATAACAATCAAGCGGTCCATCTCTTTTTTCATTTTATCATCTTGGCGGGCTTGTCCTTCGATATGCTTCTCGTTCAGTATTTTGATAATAACCTCCGCATCAGCAACCGATAGCGGACTCTTGGATTCGTTCGCCACGGCCACTTTGACGGGTGCAGGTGCAGGTTCTGCCATTGGTGCTTTTGGCTTTTTCGGCTCCATCGCTTTTTTATCATATTCAAACAACTTATACTGCTCAATAATCCTGATCAGCAACTCGGTATACTTTGGATCAGTCGCGTATCCAGCCAATCGAATCTCACGAGCAGCCGTCTTGTAATCTTTAGCAGCAATCACCTTGGCGTACCTTGGTTTCATCAACAAATCATTGTGATCCTGAATCGAACCTTCAAATGATGGATAGGCGCGAAACTCGGCATTGACGAATGTCTCTTTACCATTATATACTTCGCGCGTTTTGAATACTTTGCCTTTGCCTTTAAACTTGCCTTTAATACCGAACAGATTATTCGTCTGTTTAGTCAAACCTGACTTGCCCCACCCCGATTCTAGTATCGCTTGAGCAATCGTGATACTAGGCAGCACCTTCGAACGAACGTAATCACTCACCGCAAACTTGGCCACGTCCTCGATGAATTTCTTATTGTCTGGGTTCATCTTTATCCTCTCCCCCATCGTCGGCAGGGCCACCCTTCTCTTTTAATTGCTGGAGAAACCCGCTGATGAAAGCGGGTAGGGGAACACCAAGCTGACCAAGATTTTCAATGACCGAAATGCCTTCGCGCGACAAATAAAAGTAAATCGCAAGCGTTCTAAACACGGGTACATCTTGCGCGGCGAGGTTATCAAACATCGTCGCAATCCCGATCACGACAAGAATGGCCGACTTGCGAATGCCGCCCCAGTACATCACTTCGGAATTGACCCGTCGTTTGCGAATGGCTGCGGCTAGTCCTGTAAGGTAGTCAAGAATCATAAAAACGATTAAAAACTGTAACAACGAATCCCACCCCCCTAGTAGCGCTGAAACCGATGTACCTAGGATGGAAAATATCGAACTGAAAGTTATTGCCTTCATGATGCCACCTCCACGTCGTACTCAACGTGCAAGTCCACTTCAATCTCACTCACGCCAGCCGTAGTGGTCGGTGAGTCGATTTCAATGGTCAGTGAATTCGAGAAACTCAAGTTACATGCACTCGGAGCCGTTACGAAGTTATCCAGATCGGGCGCGATCCACTGAACGCCTGAAACGCCGCCGTTGTAATCGAACGTGATGGTGCTCGTCTGAGCAACACCATCAATCAGCACTCTGAATTGTTTGTCTAGCAGCGATGCTACCTTGAGTGATACCAATCGTCCTGACTTGTCAGCAGCACTGAACACGGTGGTTGTGAACGCTGGCACCTCTATAATTTGATAATCACTCGTCCGAACCACTTTTGTTTTACGTACCGTTGAAATTCCCATTACAAGGTCACCTCCACGCCGCTGATTTGAACCGTCAGCGCACTGGCAGTACCTTGTTTCAAAAATACCTTCTCGCCATCATTCAGTACTTCATTAATTTCAAATAACAACACGTCTCGGCCATTCACTGTTACTTCATTTGCGAAATAATTGAAATTACCCGAAGTGCTGGCCGTGCCTGTAATGATGGTAACGGTCGCAGCACTAGCCGTCGTGTTCGTGACACGGATGTGTTTTAACACAGCCCGCTTGCCTGCGCCGACTGTATAGGCTGTGGTCCATCCTGTTCCAGCAGTCGGTTGGCCATGATACATTTTGACTGGTTCTAAACTTGCCATTCTTAAAAACCTCCCATCCAAGCGAGTAATTGCGCGTCAAACACACCGCGCTCAAGTTTATTTAAATTTGTCGAGCTGATTGGTGTGCCGACATTCGTGATCGTCCCAGGATTTGGTGTCAATGTCACATCTGTGCCTGACTCTCCCGATTTAATAAATCGATTGGGAAACTCGACCGTGCGATTGGTCCAATTCGTTGTCTCGTACATTTAGCTCACCTCTTTGACTTCAATTTCAAAACTAATCGTGAGCGACTGCGTACTGTCTTTGGTGATGTTCGCGCCACCACTTTGAAATAACTCACCGAGTCCCGCGCTAAGAATTGAAGGTGCGCCAAACAAACCGATTTCCGTTATCGTTCCGTTACCTTCGGTTTCATCTAAAAACATGTCTTTCAAAAGTGCATTTCCGTCAATCACACCGAGTGTAATTGGCTTGCGGTACAACTCGTCTGTCAGCTGTGTATCGCTAACCGACGGGGCCGTACCCGTGCCAACACCCGCAGCGGTCAGTTCCGCATCGAGTAGCGCCAGCACTCTGTTAATGCCTGATGTATGAATCATTTTCGTTCACCTCACAGATAACTGTTAGAAGCGGTAACCGCTCCGAACAGTGGGTTCGTGTCACCACAGATTCTATATTGATGTAAATCGTATGTTATTTTGACGCTAATCCCGAGTGCCGCGTAATTCTTAATAATTCGCGTCACCGTCTGATCGTAGTCGGCCTGTTCTAATTCGAGCGCGGTCACGCGCTTAAACAAATTGCCAACGTCCTTCTCACCACTCATCAGTTATCGACCTCCTCAATATTGAAACTCGCCATGATATCCTCAGGTGAGAAGTTCACATCAATTTGCATGATGCGCCAGTATGAGTTGACATTGAACTTTGGCATGATAACCCGTGTCACTTCGCCGACACTGACTTGCCACGAGCGCGAATTGAAATTTGCTTTACGAATAATGTTTCTAACGCGCTTTAGCTCGGCTCGCGCTCGACTTCGGGCCGCTAATTTGTCTGTGATTTTTTGGTCGACAACAGCCTTCTCATACAGGCCGTATGTAGCGACACTATTGGAATCCTCGAAATAATCAATGACCTGCACGGTCGGATTATAGCGCAGTTTCAACGTTGTAAATGGTGGTAGATTGCCAGTCACACGTTTGAGCACTTTTTGTTTTTTGTTATACACATAATCTGAACTCGCTTCGTCACCGTCATCGAGTTCAATCGTTTTGCTCACGCCGTTCTCGAACACTTCAGGATAATTCGGATCGTAAGCGATGGAGTAAAATTGATTCAGTCCATCACCTGTAAAGTTCTGTTCAATCACGTTTGGGCTTGCCTGCTTCGCACCGATGATCCAAATGCGATTGCACAAGTCCATCGCCGTTGATTCGAGACCAAACGAATTTTGAACAATTCGCTCTGGCGTATAATCGATGGTGGCGTAGCCGTCTAATTCTAAGAAGAACGAGAGACGGTCATAAGCATCGACGTTCCAGTAGGCACCTGTAATCTCCGCGAGTTTTTCAAGAATGCTAGAAAACGTTTCATAATTGAATGCGATCTGCTCAATCTGTCCGCTTACTTCTTCGACTTTCGTGACACCAAGCCACGGCGCGTACTTGTTCCGAATCGCAATGATTATCTCTCTAGCTGTCTGATTCTCAAACGCTTCGGTCACGATGATTCGCTGAAGTTTGTCTGTCTGATCCACACAGTTCAGGCTCGTCAATTTCATCGTTTGGTCATACGAATCCGATTGGTTTTTAATAATGCCTGAAAAACAAAGGACACCATCAACGGATAGCGTAATGGTGTCCATGCAGTACGTATCGAACAGATTCTTACACTCCAAATCCAGTGTTGCGGATGACTCTCCGAGTGCGCGGGACCAATCCGCCGACAAGACGTTTGCGGTAATATTAATCGTTTCCGTAATCGTTGTAATCTGAACCACGTAACTCATGTTACCGCACCTCGCATTCGGAGCGTGCCGCCAAAGTGTTCAAACGTCTTTTTGGCAATCGTCTTTCCGTCGAGTTGCATGATGAGTGTTGTTCCTGCGCCCATGTCGTTTGTCACACTTGGGCTGACATCGGGAACGGTTAGCATGGAGTTCATCTGCGCTTGCACATCTGGAGTGCCTGCTTTCATGGCGGCTGTGATCGGACCGGCGAAATCGAGCTTATCGAGATCGGATAGCGGACCTACCTTCGCTGGCGAGAATGGTAAGAAGTCTCGAACCTTCTTGGCAATGTCTTTTACCGCATCGGTGACTCCACCTGCCGCATCTTTTATTCCTTTTACGAGCGCATCGATGAATCCTTTGCCCGCTTCTAAAAACGTGTCTTTCATTTTGCCTAAAAATTCACCAATATTACCAACCACTTTTGAAACCGTTTCTTTTATCGCGTCCCATGCACCCTTCCAGTCACCTTTTAATACTTTTGAGACTGTTTTTATAATGCCCTTAATGATGTCCATAGCCGTTATAATGACCGTTTTAATGATATTGAAAATAACAGTTACATACGTTTTAATAAACGTGAACACGTATTTGAAAATAATTATAATAATAGATAAAGCGACTTTTATAATGGCTGTCCACACTGCCATTGCAATTTTTATATAGGTTCCAATCCTTGAAAACACCCACTCAAAAACTGCTTTAAGTTTCTGCATTTTTGAATCGCCTTCACCGCTGATGTTACCGAATAAACTTGAGATGGTGTTCCAGAGTTCCTCAAGAACAGGTTTGACCATTTCCCAAATACTCATCAGATTTTCTTTGAAAGATTCCCAAACTGATTTAGCAATGGGGACGATTACATCGATGGCCGTTTGAATGATATTTTTAATCGCAGTCCAAACGGTATCGACGGCTTTTCTAAACGATTCGTTTGAGTCGTACAATTTTTTAATTCCATAAGCCAGTGCTGCGTAATACGCAATAATTAATACAACGGCCGCAATGATGGCGAGAACGGGCCACAGCACCGCCCATTGAACGGCAACCAACCCACCGAGCGCCCCGACAAGAATACCGACAACTGCAATCATGCCCGTAAACAATGCCGTCAAAGCGGCACCTACTGCAATAAATTTTTTAACAGGTTCTGGTAGAGAATTGAACCAATCGGCCATTTCACCTAATTTGTCCGCAATTGTTTTAATTGCTGGGACAAGCGAATCACCAATTGAAATCATGAAATTATCAAATGTAGCTTTTAATATTTTCATGGATCCGTTGAAATTGTCCAATTTCTTTTTTGATACATCCTCAGCCGTAGTTTTGCTCATTTCATTTTTCATTTTCCGAACGCCTTCTGCGCCCTCTTTATATAAAATGGCAGCCGCTCTTACGGCGTCGGAACCGAAAAGAGTTTTCAAAGTAGATTGTTGTTGTGCGGCACTCATGCCTTTCAACGATTGTTGTAAAACGCCCGCGATTTGATCGAGCGATTTTAAATTACCTGCCGAATCGTAAAAAGCATTAGCGCCGTCCTTTGTAATAATGCCCAATTCTTTTGCCAAAGTGATTTGACCTTTAGTCGAAGGTTGCAAGTTCATAAGCATAGTCTTGAGTGACGTACCTGCATCTGAACCTTTCAAACCGTTTTGAGCAAAGGCAGCGAGCGCAGCACTCGTATCAACGAACGACATGCCGACCATGCTCGCTACGGCAGACACTTGGCTCAACCCAAATTTCATCTCTTGAACCGATGTCGCAGAGGCATTGGCCGAGCCTGCTAAAATGTCGGCTGCATCAGCGACCGACAAATTATCTTTCTTAAATGAATTCAAAACAGTAGAAGCAATTTCAGCAGCCTCTGCCAATTCCAATTCTCCAGCAGTCGCCAAGTTGAGCGCACCTTTTAAGCCCCCGTCGAGAATAGCTTCCATCGATACGCCTGCTTTGACAAGTTCCTCAATGCCTTGTGCCGCTTCTGTTGCGCCATATCCGCTCTTGCCCATTTCAAGCGCTACTTTTTTGAATTCTTCCATCTGCTCGGCTGTTGCACCTGATACGGCACTAATTTTGGACAATCCTTCTTCAAAATCTGCCGCTTTTTTAACCGCATAGCCTAGACCGCCCGCAATCGCAAGCGACACGGCGCCGAATGCCATGCCGATTTGCGTGCCTGCCTCTTGGACTTGCGTGCCAAGTCTGCCGAATTGACGATTCAAATCATTCATTTGCCTTTCAAAATCGGTTAAATCGACTCCGACTCTGACTAATAAACTACCAATCGATTCCCTAGCCAATGCGCCTCACCTCTTTTCGCGCCATATAGTAAAAAAGAGCCGAGCAGATTCACTCGGCTTTTCTCTTTTTCATTTTCTCTTTCAATTGTTCAAACTTAGCATTTTTATCTTCTTGCGTCATCGACTTGGACTTGCCCAGCAATTGCTGAACCGTCACTTTTTTCTTTAAGTGAATGTTCATCAAATGCGCGGTCATCCAAGCGGTGCGTTGCATTTCAAGTTCTTGTCGCAGCTCGTATCCTGACATCATTTCTGAAAACTCACCCATTGTCAGTTCCCAGAACTCGTCAGGTTTTAATTGAAGCAGACCAAAACCAATCTGTTTGAGTTTTGCCCAATCCCAATTAGAATCGGTCTGCTCGGTTAGTTTTTTTCTTGTTTGACCTCACCAAAAAACAGTTGAATGGCTTGACCGATTTTTTCCATGACAATCTGAATCGACTCGCCTTCCATCATCAGTTCTTCCGCTTTTTCAACGGTCCAATCTTGAATGTTTTCATGGATCAGCCCCGCCCAAAACAGAATAATCATTTCCGTGATGCCCACATTGTCACCGCTCAATTTACTAAGCGGAGCGCCCAATTCTTTTTCAATCAGGCGAGCGGCACGGAAATCGATTTTCAGATGGCGCGTTTTGTCTAATTGAATTTCTACAAATCCTCTGTCACGCAATTTCATAAAAAGCGCTCCTCACTATTAAGCTGTGAATTGTTCTAGCTCGCCTGTACCACGAAACGACACGGATACGGAAACGGCGTCGTCTGGCGTTGGGTTGATTTCCCAAGACGTGACAAACGCATCGCCTTTATAGCCGATGTTTCCAGTGCCTGTTTTTGGTAACAATTTAATTTTGATTTTTGCACCGTCAACCAGCGCTTCATACAAATTTTCTTGACCGACGTTCGTCGGAACGTGAAGTGCTTCGATATCGACGTTCCATTCTTTTAAACCAGGGATGTACTCAGACCATCCACCACTGTCGAAGCTAGTAGCCTCGATTTCGTTCTGTGAAATACTAAGTGTTGCGTCGCGTCCTTCGCCAATGACTTGGTAGCTAGTGCCGCCGTCAACGGAAAGAGAAACTTGCGCATTAAATCCTGCAATTGCTGAAGTTGCCATTTGTCATGACCTCCTAATTTTGAATAAGTAATCGAAAACGTAAAATGAGATGTCTCGTAATTCCGTCGATGTCTCGTAAGGTTTCGCTTGATTCAAAAAAACAAGCGACCGAACCAAACGACGGAATGTCCAAATGTTGTTGCGCGAGCAATCGAAAAATATCGGACGAGATCTCATGCCCTTCTTTAAATCCTTTATACCGCGACCAAACATGAACGTTGAAGAACACTTCCTCGCCCATTCGATTGAAGGTTGTAAATTGATTCGAGTACCCATCGCCAATCGTGATGTACGGGAACTTCTGAGGCTCTGGATGTGCGTCGAACACACCACTAATTTTTGAAGATAGCTGCGCATCATTTTTGAGCAGGTCATAGAACATTTCTTGAATGGCAAGCTGTGCCGACATGACTAGACCTCCCCGAGAATTCTTCGCAATTTTTGTTCATATTTTTCTTTCTGACCCTGAAACGCAGGTTCAATAAATGGTTTTGGCGAAGCGCCTGTTACTGCGGACCCGTTCTCGACGATATGCGCATAAGGCGCTACTGCCCGAACGAACGCTGTCAATTTGTCATCAGCGTATTTTACAGAAATCGATTTGCGAAGTCGGCCTGTCACAACAGGCGCACGACGTTTGGCATTTCTGCGAATGTTATTCGCTGTGTTTTTCACAAGCGCACGCATGGCTGCGATTTTCCGTACTTCCCAACGTGAGACCCTAACCTCTAAATCCGCTAAACCTCTTAATTCCAATTCCAATCGTGGACTTGCCACTTAAATCACCTCCGTGCGTTTGACACACGTCAATTCAACCCACTCGCCATATTCAGAGTGGGTTCGTAAAACGTCATACATTTTACCTTCCCATCTGACATGGCCTTCACCAGAATAATCAACATTACGCATTTCCAAACTGATTTCAGGTTTCAAACCGATGGCATGTGCCTTATAGAACTCAGTTCGTTTGACAGACTTCTGGTTGCAGAAAACAGTTCGTGAAACTTCTGTCACTGTGTAACCGCCTGCGCCGTCTGGCGTTTCAATCAATTCGACCAACTCTGCAACATCGCGAAACATCATGTGTAATCACCACTCAGTGTTAGGTGTGTTTTAAGTCGGTCAAACGCCATGAGTAGCCGATCAGCGTCTGGATTATCCCAGCCGAAGTGCGCTTTCACATAAGTGATAATCGCACGTTTTGCGAGCACGTCATCATCGTCATTTACTCTTGAGGCAAGCACGCCCGACAGGATTAAATCCTGCCGAGCCGCTGCAATCAAATCTGTAATCTCACCGTCGAGTGCCGTGTGCGACACTCTCAGCGCGATCTTCACATCGTCGAGCATCGCCATAAGGCTCACTCTCCTTTTGCATTCGTAAGTGCAGCTGAAGCAGGGATCAAAACGATGTTCAATCCCGACTTCTCTGCTTCGTATCGAAGTTTGTCCGATAGATTTTTGTGTTCTTCATCGCTCAATTTGAAAATAGCTTTGAAATAGACAATGCCGTTTTCTTCTTTGAGTTTCACTACTTTTTCTCGTACACGGCCCATGCCGAAATCACCTCAGATTAAGTCGCTGCTACTTTTTTCACACGAACGAAACCTTTATGCGATGCTACGTTACCGCCTGCCCAGATGGACGCGCGATATGCCACTTGGCCTGTGCGGAATTTGAAATCACGGCTTTCTTCAACCGTCAAGTTGGAGAAGATCGGCATTTCATAATTGACAGGTACGCCATAAGCCATGCAGTACGTGTCTGTCGCAGTACCAGCTACGGATAATGCAGGTGCAGCAGAGTTAATGATGTAAGGCACGTTGAACGAACCTGCGCTGGAAATCGTTCCAGTGTTACCACGCGGATTGATGGTGTACAATTTGCGACCTTCGTTATCACGGATGGAAGCGAATGCTGCTAGGTCCTTTTTACTCAAGAACAAGGTTGCTACACCCTCGACTTCCTCGTCGCCGCCGTAGGCGAAAACGATGTCGTCAAGCGTGTCGGCATCGATTGCACTGATACCTAAATCAGTAGAAGTTGGGATCACGTTAGTAGGCGCATTGAAAATACCTACAAAGCTGTTTGTGCCATTTCCAGTCAAGATCATTTTGGAGATTTTTTTGCGGATTGCGGTTTGAATGTTTTGTGCAACATACGATTGATACGCTACGTTTGGCAATTTCAAAGCCTCATCTGTGATTTCTGTGTAAGCTGTGATTTTGACTTTGTTGATATCGACATAATCAAACTCAGGATCAGTCTCGTGGTAGTTACCAGTCTCAGCGGTGTAATCGCCTTCGCCGTAACCTTTGACGAAGCCTTTGCGGTAGGACTCGCCACCGTTCAATACCACTGCGTTTACTACGTCGATTGTTCCAGATACCTCACCAAAGCTATCGTTTAGGGAAGTCGAGTATTTTTTCTCGATGACCAAATCACCACTTGCAATCGTTACGGCACGAAGCTCAGGGAGTTCGTTGATGGCAAACGTTACGGATTTACCTGCTTTCAAATCGGCGCCGCGTTGCTCAATCAATTGTTTTACTTGTTGTTCTTTGTTTTCCACTTTTAAGCCCTCCTCAGGTTTGTCAATTTTGCGTACTTCCAATTTTCCAGCGTTCAAGTCTTGTGCAACTTGTGCTTTTTCAACCAAAAGCTGGCGCTCTTCGACAAGTGCTTTCGCCTCGTCTTTTGCAGTGCGTACTTCTTCGATGGACTGTGACTCGGCCACAATAGACTCAAGCTCAGCCATGCGCGTTTCAATTTCCTGCATGCGAATATCCATGTTTTTCTAAACTCCTTTCACTTGTGTGATAAATTGAAATTTCTCTTTTTCGAGTTCAAGCAACGAGGCACTCTCCAGCGCTTTTCGTTCTTCCTCAGCCACCGCCGAAAAATAACTACGTGCGGAAATCGATGTATCGTCATACGCTGGCAGTGATACCACACTGACATCGTAGAGACGTTGAATCTTTTGGATTTTTCGAGTACGGGATTGCTTGTCGAATTGGTCTTCTGCAATCGAGAACGCAAACGACATTTTGTCGAGATACCCGCCTTGGATTTCTTCATACAGCTTCCGACCTTCTTCCGTGCCATCAAGTCGAGCACGAACAAATAACCCGCGATCATCGACCGCGAGTTGAAGGGTTTTATTACGTGTACGCGCAACGACCTTACCCGTGTGATTGTAATTTAAGATCACATCGCGAACGTCTGCCGCGTCGAACGCACCGCGCTCAATGGTTTCTTTATACTGAACGCCGTCGAACTCATAAAGCACAGTCGGCGATTCAAACACAGCTGCGTAACCTTCCACCCACGAACCACCGTCCTCGCTTTCGGACAAGCGGAATTCTGCAAAACTGCGATACTCTCTATCCTTGAGTTGGATTGCCATCTGACACACCTCCATCTGTTGGAGCAGGCGCTGCGGGTTCCGCTGGCGGTTGCTCTTGTTGTTGCTTGCCAAGTTGATACTGATTGGCGATGTCTTTGTCCACGAAATTCAAAGACATAATAAACTTGTCGCCACCATCAATCGGCGGTAAATTGAACACTTCGAGTCCTTGGTTGATGGACATCATGCCACGATCCATCAGCATTTGCACCACTTCAATTTTCGTTTTGTTACTCGCATATTGAAGTCGGTTCGACTCAAAGATAATCTCGTTTCCGTACTTCTTCTGCCCGTCGCTAAACAGCTTGCTCGTAAATTCCAAACTCATTTGAATCGCAAGCGGTTCGATGACGGACTCATAAAACGAGTTCCATTGGTCCTCGTTATACTCCGATTTCACAATCGGTTCCGACACGTTGAAATACTTATACACCTTGGACTCGATGATTGACATCTGCTCAGCCGTCACCATTTTGGGTTCAGGCTTCAAATCCGTGAACGTCGCTCTGGAGTCGATGGCCGCAATCCCGCCTTGCTTCGTCATGTCGAAAAACTCGTTGACGAATCGCTCTCGCGAGTTCTTCAAGTCCGAGTCACTGAGCATGACGTTAAAGCTAAGCAATCCGCGTAAATATGCCGACGACTTGATGGCATTGATAATGCCTTCGTCTGTCGTGTGAACCAATTCGAGAATCTTTTGCAGGGCGTCACCGTTCTGATCTCCGTACATTTCGTGCGTATGAAAATAGCGACGCAAGTGGATCACTTCGCTATAAGGAAGTGTCAATTTGTCGCCGCCTAAAAAATGAAACTGCACGTAGATTTGGTTGTTGTGTTCAAGCAATTCGAGACGATTGAAATCAATCGGATAAATCGCTCTCACGTTGCCCATCGGGTCGCGGTCCCAGAACGCGAACGCATTGTTTTTATAGTGCAACTGGCTGAGCAGTTTGTAATAAAACGAATATGCATCCATGTGCGGATTGGGCCGAACTGACAACAGATAATCGACCGGACTGCTCATCTTCATGATCTGACCGTTGACGCGCCTGATGTGCTTGGGCTTGAGCTTCGCACCGTTTCGCGCTATCGCGTCCACTGACGTTCGCGCCGCCGCGTACTCGTAAGCGTTCCCGCTTGGGTCCGTAAAGTGCGGCGTGAACCCGTTCATCAACTTTAACAACTGCCTCGGCTGTTGCGGGTCCATTTGTTGTTTGGCTTTTCCAAAAATCATTTGAAATAGCGACCGCTTTTCCAAACGCTCACCTCCTATCCACTAATGAGCGCTTTGTAGTCGCCCATTTTTTCAAAAAGTACCGTGTATGCAATGATGAGTGATACCGTCCCGTCAATTCGCTGGCGAGAATTCGCACCCTTAATCGGGCGGATGTTATCGTTCTCGTCGCGTTTCACGGACGTGTTCGTCAAACACCATTTCAGCACAGGATTGTTATTGTAATTGACGTTCTTCAAATCGAGTTCGGCCGCGAGTTCCTTCATCGGTTGGCTCATCGTCCGTGCGCCCTGCCGTACTTCAATCATCGTGAAACCGCGGTTCTTCATTTCATCCACCCAGTACGCCGCGTTCCATGGATCGTAACCAATCCAGAGTGGACGGATACTGAATTTTTGAATGAGTTCGATGAACCAATTCGTGACATCTGTATAATTCACTTTGTTGCCTTCAGACAATTTGACGAATCCACGTTCGACCCAACGGTCGTATGGAATCTTGTCCTCTTTGATTCGCCGTTCGACCAAATCTTCAGGGATGAAGTATTTTTGCAACACGAACTTGCGTCCGTCTGGTTTCATGATGAGAAGTGTCGCGCAGCTCAAGTCGGTCGTGCTCGATAAGTCCACACCACCGATTGCATAACTGTCGCAAAGCTCGTCCATCGTGAACGTTGCTTCGTTATTCACTTGGTCAAACGTCAGCCAAGTGCCTGCAACGGTTTCTCTCACGTTAAAATCTTTTGTTAAAACCGTTGGCAGGAAGTCGGGATCGGCTTTCGCCCGCTCGACATTGGCTGCGAGTTCGTCATATGACTTGATCGTGCCAAGACCAGGATTGGCCTTTTCCCACATGCGAAAATCGGTCCATTCCGTTTTGTCGTCGAGTTCATAAATGAACGCCATAAACCGTTCATCTTTCTCTTGACCATCGAGCACGTTGCAAGCGTAAGCATAAAGCGAATCGTAAATGCCTTCGCGCACGAAACCCGCCGTCGTGATGACATCGAGAAGCGGTTGCTCGCGGGCTGGCATGGATTGTTTCATGACGTCGAACAAGTTGCGGTCCTTCCAAGCATGAACCTCGTCCATGATGACGTTGTGTGCGTTCAAACCGTCCAAACTGTTCGAGTCGCTGGCGAGCGGTTCGAACTTACTGAATGTGGGTGAGAAGTACAAGTCGGTTTTGCGTTTTCGAATATGCTTGCTGAGCGCTGGCGATTGGTTAATCATGTTTACCGCTTCTGAAAAGACCAATTTCGCTTGGTCCTTTTTCGTCGCGACCGAATACACTTCGGCTCCGCCCTCGCCGTCCGCTATCAACATGAAGTTACCTGTCGCAGCCTTCTCCGTAGACTTGCCATTCTTACGAGCAACGAGCGTGAACACTTCTCGGCAACGTCGCATACGTGTGTGCTGATGAATGAATCCGTACACCGCTTGCAACTTTGCCTTCTGAAACAGTTCGAGTTGCACAGGCTTTCCAATCCATCTGCCTTTCGAATGTTTACAGAAATGCTCGATGAACTGAATCGGCCTTGTGGCCAAGTCCAAATCAAAAACCCACGGTGGCCGTGGGTTGTCCAGTTCTTCTATGATTCGTGCATACTGTTGTTTCAACCGACGGCACGCAGCAATCTCGCCTGATTGAATTTTACCCCAGTACTCGCGGATGTAATTTACTTGCGCGTCCACGATTTGACTACCGCCATCAATTCGTCCTTCTCGTCTGCGAGTTGACTCGCGGGAATGAGATCGACTAGTTGCTTACATGCCGCTGCGTAGTTCTTAATCGTTGAATTGTAAATCCGTACCGCAGGCCGTTCTCGCTCGTACACAATCTCTTTTTGTTGGCTAAACATTTCCGAGTAGCCGTTTTCAAGAATGTCACGTTCCAAATCCTCTAGCGTGATTTGCATGAAGGCGATACGTCGAGCTACGTTGTTTGCTAATTGCTTTTTCTCGTCAGGTACTTTGACTAGAATCTTTTTAAGTCGTTGCAGTTCCTTTTTAATTCGTTGGTCAACGGTTGGTTCTGCCATGCAAATCACCTCCTTCGGCAATTGGAATTCAAGGGGGGACGGGATTTTTTGTTTCGAATTGTGCGCATGGGGGGACGGCGGTCACGCGCAGAGCGCCTCGACCGAGCAGGCCGGGGGGCCTCAACGGGCGCTTGAAACGTCGCCGTTCTCGTCGAAGCGAAGTCCTTTGGCCAATGCCTTACGTCCCATGTGCTCATCGTTGTGACAGTCCTGACACAGATACTCTAAGTTGTCATGACTCAGTGCAATCATCGGATCGTGTATGTTTGTCTCGTTCAAATATATTTTGTGGTGGACAATCTTTCCGCCACCCGAACAACGTTCGCACAGTCCATGAACCTTAGCAATATAACTCGCCCTTACTTGCTTCCACGCTTTACTCGTATAGAATCCGCGAGCAAACTCACGCATACAGATAGGCCCAACCATAAAGCGTTCCGCTTGTTAGGTTGGCGCGTAATCTCAATTTGTTCTTAGTTGTTCCAAGTGTCAGCGTGGTTAGCGTATCAGGATTCAGTGGTTGCCAATTCACTCCATCGTCTCTAGTAAACTCGAATGTGACGGTGCCTTGATACTCGGCCACAACGATCACGGAATTCACAACCGTAATCTCTGAGGTTTCAAGCGCACTGGTCACTGTACCTGTACCTGTAATCGTGTCACCAGTTAAGGAAACCCCTGCGCCTAATGTCACACCATCACCATTCGAGAAGGTATCCACCATCATGTTTGTCCAGCTTAATCGTTGAGCCGTAAGTAACGTATTCAGTTGCAAGGTTGTTTTCATTAGGTTGACATTGAGAATCACTAAGTCAGACTGCTGAGCCACGTTGCCTGCAACCACTGAGTAATTCTGAATGCGTGGACTGAAACCAGACGAACCATCTGGAATGGCAATCACAGCTTTGACTTTGAGTTGGTTTCCGATCGTGGAAAACAAATAATCTTGGCCAAGCGTGATCTCGTAATAATTAGCGCCGTTGTTATTCGACGCGAACCAAGTCACGCTGCCATCAATGCCGTTTGAACCGTTACCAAGTGTTATGTCTGCACTCAAATTTACTTTCGCGACCGTGCGATCGCTAATAATCGTGTTGGAGTAGAACTCACCAGTGGAGTTCGATGTGGGAACGGAAACCGAGTAATCAGATAACGTCGTAACTGCTGACGTACCGTTCAACGCTGATAACGTAAACCGCAGCTGCACACGATCTTTCTTCGTTGAACCAATGGTCACGATAGTATTTCTTAAATCAATTGATTCTGACGAATCATACACTGTCACCCAATTTGATTCGCCTGTGTTTGAAACGTTTGATTGTCGGATTTCAATTTTCGTATTCGCCGTGTAATTGCCGAATTGGACTCCAGCAAATAAGTCAGCAGGATTTCCAGTTTCTTTTTCGTAAAAGAGCGAGATGGTTCCACTGCGATTTTCAAACACGGGATAGGCAAGATTGAAATTCTGTACGGCATCATTTGGCAATATTCGTTGTTGCAACACGCCGCCCGTTGCACCAGATGTCGCTCCATCAGATAAACGAATTTTGGTGTAAAACAAACGATTGTAAGCATTCGATTCAGCTACCGTGTAAGACAAGTAGCCGTGTGTTAAATCGTTTGTAACAGCCGTGAGGCCTGTCGGAATGGTACTCGATAAATTAATTGCTGATGGCGCATATTGCGATTGCAAAGTGAATGCTGGATTCAATCGAGCGTGTTCAAGTATAGTGCCACCGTTTCTCACATTTAGCACTACTAAATCCGAACCGTCTAACACGCATTCAACATTTCCGTTCGAAGTTTCAGATAAAATTGTATTAGCTTGTGATTGCTCACCGTAAGCTGGCGATGTCCCAATGGAATATCTCTGCGCTCTCAGCGCATCTGCCGTTCCATTAAACGCAGATAAAACCACCACTTGGTTTTGTGCAATCGTGCTCTCTACTAACTTCACATTCATTACCGTTGCGGAACTTGTACCCATTGTCAATTCGCGGTGGTTCACTACATTTGAATTGTTTGTGCAGTTGTAAGCTAATAAAAAATGCCGCGAAGCAGAATTGATGTGATATACCACATGGAATCTGTTATATTCACGGTCGATTAATGTATCGAGCGAATTAATGGTTACCGCCACGTTGTAATAAAATTCAGTTATTGTGGTGATGACAGCATTTGATTTGTTAATTTTATAAACGCAGATTCGATTGTTTGTCGTGGCAACTCCGCCAATATATCGCCAGCAAGCAAGCCACACATTTCCGTCATTGTCGATTTTAGCTGACAGTGTTCGAAACACAGACGGTGTCATTGCTGATGTTGCAGTATTATTGGTGCCGAGTTGAAAGACGTTATGAACGACTTGATTGTTTGATGTGTTTATTGCATAGCCGTACACGTTACCCCAACCCACCTGCGTTTGATAAAAATACCAACGTGTGTCAGTGTCCGCAACAGTGTAATGATTGAACTGATTATCAGTCATACCCGTAATAGAGTAATTCGTCTCGTTGCTAAACGTGAACGCTGTCGGTGCGCTAAACGTAGCACTAACCTGCGCTTGCGTAGCTGCGTTCACTGTGAGTGCTTTAGTAGTAAACACACCTGTTTGTAGAGTCACATTTTGAACATCACCTGACGAGTACGTGATATTACTCGATTGGTCTGATTGAACATCCGTGTTCATGTTTGAACTTGCCGCCACGGTTTGTGGATTGATGGCCACATAACTCTCGCCGCCGCTTGTGATTCGTGCCACGTTCACTAAACTGTTCGTTTCGATAAAATTACTATTGTCAAAGTTATCTGTAAACGATGTTAGAATACTCGCCGCCTGATTCTCAAGTGTTTCCACTCGAGCCTCCAGCGCTGGATCAGAGCCTCCGCCACTGCCAATATTGTCGTCAACATATTTTTTTGTGGCCGCATCCGAATCTTGAACAGGTGTTCCAAGTCCTGTTACTTTGTTTCCTTTTACATCAATATTTTTATAAAAATCCACGAGCCTGCCTCCTTTCATAACAAAGAAGCGCCAGTCACAGACCAGCGCTTTTTGTTGGATTTATAAAATTATACTGAGATCACATATTTTAATTGGAATGTGCTACCTGTGTTATTCGATGTGGAAATCGTTACAGCACTTGCGCCAACAGTTACATCTGCGAATACTTGATTGCCAGACGCGTCAAACAATTGAACAATGGCGTTTGCTCTTAGAGTGTCATTTAAAGTCGTTGTCGAAACCGCTTGCGAATGCGCATTTGTCGGTACAGTGTAAGTTCCGACAATTTGACGAGAAGCGGTTGTAATATCTGTAATTGGAAGTGTAGCAGCCGTTGTAAACGCATTAACTCCATCAGCTTTCAAATATCCAGCAGTAAATGTCGTAGCACCCGTTCCACCTTTTGCAACGCTAACAGTGCCAAGTTTTAAACCATCGCCGTCCACAGTAAGTGGTTCACCAGTTGCTGGTTTCACAGCTACCGTACCACTAATGATCGTAATACCATTACCCGCCGTTAATGCGCCAGTATCAGAAAATTGTGTCCAAGTGTTTGCTGAGCTTAACACATAACCTTTGCCAGCATTGTCACCCGATTCGACAAATGTGAATGCGCCAAGTGATAAGGTTGCACCTGTGCCGACAGTTGCGTCAGCTGCACGACTCCACGCGCCAGAAGCTACTACGTAAATCCCATTATCAGCAGCAGTCGCTTGGTCTTTAACCAAAACGCGATCATTCGCAGCAACGGTTACACCGCCAATCGATGCACCTACACCAGAAAGTGTAACAGGGCCTGTCGAAGTGGTAACAACAGAACCTTTTACATCAAGGCCACTCGCTACGCTATCGACATACGCTTTAGATACTGCGGATGTTCCGTCAGTGGGTGTTGCTGGTAAACCTGTAATTTGATTCGAATTCATTTGGAGTTCAGTGTAAAATTTTGTCGCCATTTTTAAATACCTCTCTTTGTTTTAATTTTTAATTTAAATAGACAGCACCCGATATCGGAGTGCTGAATGTCAAAGTTACCTGATTGTTGTTGTCATATTTCAAATCGCCGAAAATAAATTGGCCGTCTGCATTAACCGCTGTCACAGCTGGACGTTTATTCAAATTGTGCGTGATTGTCCAAATCAGTGTCGGTGTTAAAAAATTGATGATAGTTGTTTGACCGGAGGAATTGGGTGTGGCCGAAATATATTGTTGTCCCATTTTTTTGCACCCTCCTAAACTGTTGAATTAAAAAGCAAAGCCCAACCAAAATTCCAAGACCACGCTTTAAGATTCACTCGAATTTTGAAACTAGAACCACTTGGAATATTCGTCAAAGTATCTAATGGAATGTTTGTCCAACTTGTTCCATTATTTCGACTGTATTCAAAAGTAATGTCCGGATCGCCTAATGTTGGTGTACCCATTAAAATACAAGTTGTTGCGGTAGTTGGAAACCCAATTATTGTTGGACTTGTAATTTTTCCATTGTTGTCTGTTTCAGAACCCCGTGCTCCATATCCGTAATAAAGTTGCGCCCCGCCACTTGCAACTGCTTCTGTGCCATCAAATACGGTGTAATCATCAAAATAAACTTTATTAAAATTTTGACGTTGAGCTTCATCGATAGCGTAAGATCGTAATGCTTTTTGAGCATTCATGTAAATATTAAAAAAGTTATTATAATGTTGCAGAGAAAATTCATCTAACATTTGCGAAACATTGTTTTTTGATTCCGACATCGAGTATTTAAGCAACATCGTGTTTTCCGCTGCGTACCCCAAACCGTAAGCGTCGTTTGAACCGTAGTCAATTGTTGAACCATTTTGTAAATCTACTTTCCATTTTGGAGGAAATGAATTGACATAAAAAATTGACCTAGTGCCAATTCCTTTTACCGTAGAAAAGTATGTGTTTTCAGAATGGTATGATTTTACGCCGTCAAATGTAATAGCTTTATAAAAATAAGAATTTTTAAACCAAAGCTGATTTATTTGATTTGTGTTGCCATTAGCATATAAAGTGCCGAATATGACAACATCTTCAAAATACATTTTACCTTCGCTAGAACCTTTTGTTTGAAAATCAGCAACAATACCATACGGAGAATTATGTCCGTTAGAAGTGTTTTCTTGGGTGACAACAAGAGACAAACTTTTAAATCCACATCTATTATCACCGGTTTGATTCCAAGAGGTATGCAATGTTATTGATGTACAGGTCAATCTAGTAACCAAGCCCTCACCAAGTATAAAAACATTTGGTTTTATAGCAATTGTCGTTTCTAAATAAGAACCCGGTGCAAGTTGAATAGCATACCGTTTTGAAAACGAAGCATCCGTAATTGAATTCATAGCAGCAGATATTGTTGCAAACGGTTTTGTCAACGATCCATTTCCAGTTGTGTCGCTACCACTAGGTGCAACATATTTTGTCTGGATGAGTGAGGTATCACTACCAATTTGAGAAATGCCTGTACCAGTCCCAAAAAACAATTCCTTGGTGTCTTTCGCAATTAAAAGTTGACCATCTGGAGCGAATGATGGAAGGTTCGCTTTGTTCCCGCGTTTTTGTTGCATCGTAACATTTGGTGAAAGTGCCATTAGAACGTCCCCCCATCAATCGAACCAATGATGCGAATGTTGAGACTTCCATCACTGTTCACCGTCATGCGATATGCATCTTCTGGAGTCGTTGCTTGACCGTTCTTAATCTCGACCGCTCCGATCTGCACGTCGGACGCATTCAATGTCACGTCCACGTCGCCGATGTCCACTTTCAATTTAGCATCTGTACCTGTACCCGATATGGTGTCTGCAATGTTCTTTACGTTACCGCTCGAGTCAATCGTGCCACCATAACCTGGTTGGTACTCATTGATATTGATTGTCATGTTTCTCATCCCCTTCTTAAAAAATTCCAAATACTGAAGTCACCGAGGCCCCCGCCCACAATGCCCATGCCGACAATCGCGTCGATAAAAGTGACTATTTTTCCCCATACAAAAAACCGCCCGAAGGCGGTCGATGTATCAACGCTTTTTAATTGTCAAAGTTCTAGTGTCTAGGTATGTGCTGCATAGAAGTGCTTGTGGGTTTATACCCACGATATCAGTTTAACATGTCCGAAAACGCCAAAACGGACATGAAACGGACATTTTTATTTAGCGCCACCCCATCAAGGCGGCAATGGCATATATGATTTCTGTTTTCCAACGTCGGACTGTTCTGTCGGTGACGTTGAGTTTTATGGCAATTCCAATTGGTGTCAGCGTTTGAGGTTTGGTCCAGTAAGCAAGTTGAACCAACTGCTTTTTCTCATCGTCAAGTCTAGAGTACACGTACTCAATCACATCGACAATCTGCGTCATGTGTTGCAATTCAATATCCATCCCAAGCGCAGTGCCCTTCTGTCCTGTCGGATCACTAATCGTGTTTGACTTTCCACCACCGATGTTCGTGTCCGTTTCCTTGTGCTTAAATAAAATTTCTTCTCGGCGTAAAGCAATTCGATTTTTGGTTTTATGGTAACTCTCTAATTCCTCTTCGATGTGTTTCCATGTTCGACTGGATAATCTGAATTCTTCAAAGTGATGTTGTTCCAACAATCAAACCTCCTCGATTTGGATTTCGACTCTAGGTTCTCGGCTGTAATACTTCGAGATGAACAGAACGACGACTTGACTGTCATCGACATATGCGATTCCGTTCAATGCGTCCTTAATTGCTTTAACATAATTATCAACATCGGGTTTCAGTGTCGGTTTTAAATATCCCTGCTCCGCTTGCGTTTGTTTTACCTTTGACCATGATTTTGGAATACCTCGATAAATGTCTACGGTCATTTTGATCGGACCCATCAATCGTTGCTTGATTTTATCAAACGCCACCAAACGAACACGCTCTTTATAACTTCGGGATTTCTGCGGATCGTAAGCTCTGACAAATCCGTTTCGTGTCGAGAACCTCGGTCTGCCTTGTGCTACGGGTTCACCGTCAATCGTCAATTGAATCATCACAACCACCCCCGATCTGCTTTGTACCGTTCAATCTTTTTCCGATGGTCTTGGTTGGCTTGGTCCAGAATATCACTTACTTTATCAGCCACCTCACGTTCATCAATGCTGAATGGCTTGGCCTTCACACACAGCAATGTGACATACGCTTGAACGATGTCTTGCAGTTCGTGAAGCATTCGTTCAGGTTCCGATTCGCTAAACAGTTCTTTCCGAAACTCGTTATACTCTTCAACCACTTTGTCGTACTGCTCTCGCTCCGTCGTGTCGATGTGCAGGATTGGAAAATGGAGCGTAACGTATTGATGTCTACTCTGTTTCAATCTGCTCCGCCTCCATCCGTTCCATGAGTTCCGTCAAATGTTGATACGCGAATAAGTATGCTTCGTGCAACTGATCACCTTTATAAACTTTTAATTGCATTCGGTACGTCAATCGCAGCACGTTCAAATGATGCAATAACGCTTTTTTATCCTCGCCCGTGATAATCAACATGTCAGTCCTCCTGTAAATCGACTAATCGATTCAAATACCACCCTGCCTTTTGTAAATCCTGTTTGCCATTTTTGTTTTTGAACCTCCAAGTATACTTTAAGACGTTCGCCACGCACACGGCTTCTTGAGGTGACAGACCATTGACGGCTGCCATGATCGCATCGATACACTCAATGCCTCCAGCTGTGTAATGTGGTGGGTGCTCGACCATGTTTTTTTCAATGGTACGCAAATCTAATTCGTTCATTTCATGAAGTATTACAGGATTTGCTCTGATGACTTCTTTCGATAAGTTTTCAAAACCATCTACTTTAATTTTTGCTGGTCGTCCTCTTTTTTTCTTCTCCAAAATATTTACACACCTCGCACATCGATATTTGGCATTCAAAATCTCATCGTCGGTATAGGACTTGTACTGCTCAATCGGCATTTCACAAATCCGACCACAGTAGTCGCACTCGAAAAACTCAAACCGTTTCATTTCATCTTTTCGTTTACGTTGATGAGTCACTTTCAAATTATCAATCAATCGCGCTCTGTCCATCGCTTGCCTTCTTTGCACTCTCTTTTAAAGAATTGAAACTTCTTTAATTCTTCTTCCGTGATCGGTCTGACCGTCACTTCTGAATTGACGGGCTTTTGCCGAGCGGCTTCGATTCGATAATTCCGATGTTGCAAAGTTGGTTTTCCAAATTCCGCAATTTTTATCATACAGATACAGCCCCTCTCTTATTTTTCAATTTTGCTTTTACTGCATCCAAAAGTGCATTCTGCACATTCGCTTTATTTTTTAAGGCATGTAGCACGGTCTCGTCGATTGTGTCTTCAGCGATGATGTGATGCACAATCACCGATTGTTCTTGGCCCTGCCTGTGCAGCCGTGCGTTTGCTTGCTCGTATAACTCGAGCGACCAAGGCAGGCCGAACCATATGATGATATTACCGCCTGATTGCAAGTTCAGACCATGCCCTGCAGCAGCAGGATGTGCGGCCAATACACTAACCTTACCTTCGTTCCACAATCGAATATCCTCTGACGTTTCCAATTTCCGCGGAGCATAACCTGCCAATCGTTTTTTAATCCGTGCCCAATCGTGCTGATAATTGTAAAACACCAACACAGAATGACCGTTGGCAGCCTCAACCAATTCTTCTAGTGCGTCAAGTTTCGATTCGTGGAAGTTTTGTGCTAGGCCATGCGTATCATACACAGCGCCATTGGCCATCTGGAGCAATTTGTTCGACAAGACCATCTTATCTTTGACGACGATCTCGCTTTGCTCTAATTCAAACAACATGTCTCGCTCCAACATCTCGTAATACTCTCGCGATTTTTTGTCGAGTGTCACTTTGACTACACGGTCAATCCGATCAGGAAGCGTGAGCCAATCCTGCGCTCGCATCGAAATAGCATTTCGACTGATTTTCATATAAATGTCATTCTTCGAGTTTTTGTTTTTGAATCGCCACTCCAACACAATCTGTTTGCCGTTCTTCTCAATCGTCCGGCCCGCGATAAAGTGTTCAGCTACGAACATGCTGTATGATCTGCCAAGCGATATGCCCCCATCGACTAAATACATCTGACTCCACAGGTCCATCAGTCCGTTCGGCGTCGGCGTTCCAGTCAGTCCCACTCGGTACCGAACCGAACCGATCATGGCTCCCAGTGCTTTGAACCGCTTCGAGTTTTGACTTTTGAATCCTGATAGTTCGTCAATCACGATCATGTCGAAGTCGTGATTGCCTTGCCGAGATAACCATTCCACATTCTCACGATTGATCACGTAGATGTCCGCTTCAGCTCGTAGTGCTTTCAGTCGCTTCGCTTCCGTGCCGAGTACTTTACTGATTCGGATGTGTTTCAAATGCTCCCACTTCTCGCATTCTCTTGACCATGTATCTTCAGCCACTCGCAGTGGTGCAATCACCAAGACCTTCTTGATCTCGAATCGGTTAAACATTAGGTCGTCAATGGCGGTCAGGGTGATGACTGTTTTGCCTAGGCCAGGTTCTAAAAAGAGAGCCACCCGTCGTTGCTCAACGATTCTTTCGATTGCATAGGTTTGATAATCATGCGCTATAAATTCGATGTTGCTCACCTCACTTTTTGTCTTGTGACGTGTGACGGGTTGTGACGGGTATTTTGCACTTTAGTTAAAACTTTCTATTAATCTATTACTCTATGTCTTTGTATATATCTCTTATATATATTTATATTTTTAATTTATTTATCTAAAAGTAAGAGAAACCCGTCACAACCCGTCACAAACAGTTCTTAAACCCTTGTATTACTTGGCATTGAAGCTGTGACGGGTGCTCGTCACAAGAGTCGTCACAACCCGTCACAATCAGTTCAAAAAATCATCATCAATCTCTTGCTGGCAATCAAAGATAAGATGTCGCCATAAACGGCTCTTTCCATGCCTGAATTCATAAACCATCGGGTAAACGACTCGAACTCGCTGGTTGAAGTTCGCTTGATTGACAGGATGGACGCCCCAATCGGTGCAGGCAGATCGATACGCATTGTACAATTCCTGCTTCTTTACCGTGTCATTTCCACTACCAACCTCGCACCGTTCACGTAAGAAGTGATACACCGAATCTGACTTCTCACGGTAGTCTTGCACCTTTTCACGAACAATTTTTGATTCCGAGAATCCACCTTGCTTTCGAAGTCGCTTCAATCCTTCAAGCGCCCAGTTGAGTATTCCACTCATTTCCGAATCGCTGAATAACTGAGACCTAAGTTCTCGGTCATTGAACTTATTTGGGAATGGAACGATCACCCAGCGCCGATGAAATCCGTCAGAGTTGTCTCGGCTTGATGGTAATTCGTTGGCCGAGAATACCAATTTGGCTCTGTTGTTAAAACTGAACGCCGCTTTGTGCTTTTCTTCTGCTTGAATGCGGTCGCCTGATGTAAGTTCTTTAAATAAAGAACTATCCTCAATCAATCGGTTTGGAATGTCTGAGTGCAGATTGACCATTTTGCCAAACAAACTAGCCGCTGCAAATCGATTATCGCTTAGCGTTTGAAGGGCCACGTTTGAAGCATTTTGCTCCCCAAAGAATGTTTGCATGACTGCGATCAAAGTTCCTTTTCCGTTCTGTCCTTCTCCGTAAAATAAGAATGATTTTTCATATTGCATGGTGTTTGATAAGCAATACCCAAATGTCTCTTGAAGAATTGGAATACATTCTTCAAAGGTGACGGACTTCAAAAACTGTTTCAGTATTGGACAGTCGGCTTGCGGATCATAAACTACGGGCAGCTGCATAATCGTCCGAAGCTCTGGTGTATGTTCTACAAATTCCATCGTGTCTAGCTTGATAAGTCCATTTTTGACATTCAGATAATTACCCATTGATGTTGCTTCATCTGGTGACACTTTAGGCAGTGTGTTTTTCATATAGTGCATGGTTTCAGCTAAACGTCTTGTTACGAATTCATCTTTTAAGGCGAGCGTTGTTTTAAGTTTGAAATCATCTTCATAGTTTCGATAAGTGCCTTCGTTATATAAATAAAGCTCTTCACGTAGCACAAACGCGTGCTTCTTGCTCAAATACCATTCGGCCATCATTCTCGGAATAAACTTACCTTCCAAATTGAAAAAGTTTTTTTTGCGTTGGTCATCGGTAAGGTCTTCAGGAAGGATGTCAAACTGCTTGTCCAATTCGGCAATCCGTTCTTGCTCCGCTTTCTCTTTTGTTTGAGGGTCATTCAGAGCTAAATTCATCATGGCTTTAAAAGATGGCAATTTCTCGGTGTCACCGTCCGGCTTGTCCTTGTCGAGTTCCCCGAACAAGTGAAGCCGTACCAAATCAAACGCATTGCACGATTGACCTTGAATCGGGTCCGTACTATGGAACGAATACGCAAACAAATCGTCAAACGTAATCATCCCCCCGCTCGTCGTTCCTTCGGCAAAAGTGTACCGATTATCAGCTACCTGTTCGTACCGATCTGCAAGGAACGTCTCAATGGCTTCGTGAATGTCATACGTTCTGCAAAATACGCCGATCACACCTTTTTTCTCATGCGGGTGCTGCTGTTCTTTTAACCGTTCCGTGATCGCTTTCGTTTCTCTTGACGATTGTGGCCATTCCGCTCGATTTGTCCAATCCTTATATAATGCTAAAATCTCGTCGGGATTGGCCCACTCTGCGTCGTAGACTTCTGAAAGAAACTCGCCGTCATTTGATGTGCTTGGCATGTACATCAAGCGATTGATTTCATACGTTGTATCATCAAATACTTCAATCCCAACAACGTTTGCAATTTTACGTGAGATGGCCTCATACTCATCAGGACTAACCGCTCTGGTTAGCGGGATCAGGATGCGGAATCTCGGTTTGCTTGGATGATGCTTATGTGTGGTGTAATAAACGAATCCGAAACCTAGCACCATTTTTAAGGTTTCGAGGATCGCCTTTAAGTTTGTGCCGTGATCCACGTCCAGAGCAATCACCGTGCGACTTAAAATGTCATTCCGACCCCTGCGCCCGTTCCGCACGGTCCCTCCGACAAAACCGCCTACGTCCTTAATGTCATCTTGTTTGTCCTTGGACATGGCCATGTACTCGGCAAAGGTCTCTGACGTTCGTTTCGTTCGCAGAACCTTCTCGCACAGCTCGCTCCACTTTATGGTCTGATTAACCCACTGGATTGCTTTTCGACTTTTGCCAAAAGCGATTTGTACCATACCGTCATGTTGCAGGTGAAGTTTCTGCTCCGTTTTTGTTGACAAGTTTTCACCCCTTAATCTTTGAACTGTTTTTGACCGAATCACCGTTTCATCGATTCAAGAATCCGATCAAGTTGCTTTGCTATTTTGTACTCCGAAACCTTCCTACCCCATGTGTACCCAGCACCGAATCCGACGAGTATGGAAATGAGAATGGCAATAAATAATGTCATTCGAATCAATCCTTCCTGTAATAATCAGTCTCAAATGCGTCTGCGGTCAGTGGCAAACCACTTGCCCAGCTAATGCCTTCGCCCATAATCTCGGCCACGTGTTCGGCACTGCCAACTCCCTGCTCCACTTCCAACACAACCTCGTCATGAACGTGCATGACGGTTCTGTACCCAGCCTTCTCTAATTGAATCAAACTCTCGGCCAAACAATCACGAGCAATGGCTTGGACAATGTTCTCCACCAGCTTCCCGCCGTATGTACTGAGCCGAGTCCATTTCCGTGTGATCTGATGAACGCCATTGTAGGTAATGTGCTCTTTACCTTCAAACTTCGGGTGTGGTTCTAGTGCTGGCTTGACATAAGCGAGCCTGCGCCCGCTCGGTAATTCGATAAATCCCACTTGCTTTTCTACATTGAAAGTCAATAAATATTTTCCGTGTTGGTCATAGCCAATCTTTTTACCGAAACGGATAGCACCTAACATGCCTTCTTCAATGTTTTTCCATAGCGCAACAATTGCAGGATTGGCACTACGCCATGCCTTGACTAGCTCAGGCAATTCCTCGTCAGTCAGCCCCATATCAAGTGCGCCCATCGCCTTGAGTGCGTTCACTCCGCCCTGATACCCAAGCGCAAGCTCTGCCACTTTACCCTTTTGACGAAGCGGACTCCCTTTACCGATGGACTCGATCGGCACTTTGAACATCTGTGCTGCGGACGCCTCGTAGATTTTACCGTGCGAGTTAAAGACATCGAGTCGCCACTGCTCACCTGCTAACCACGCAATCACCCTTGCTTCAATTGCTGAGAAATCGGCCACAATGAACCGATGACCTGCTCTCGGAACGAACGCGGTACGGATCAGTTGACTAAGTACATCAGGCACGTTTCCGTATAACATTTCAAGAGCTTCGTATTGGCCACTTCTGACAAGTTGTCTTGCAAGATTGATGTCCACCATCTTGTTCGCTGGTAGGTTTTGTACTTGAACAAGCCGACCTGCCCAACGGCCTGTGCGACCTGCACCGTAGAATTGCAGTAGGCCTCGTATGCGATTGTCCGAACACTTACCTGCCCACATCGCATGGTATTTCTTGACGCTTGTTTTACTCATTTCTTTCCTGATCTCAAGCACTCTGCGAGCTGTGGTAGACTCGACTTGTTTGAGCAAATCGGGCATGGTCTGTTTGTTGAGTTCATCAATCTCGATGTCCTCGGCTAATTTAAACCATGATTTTAATTGTTGCAGGCTGTTCGGATTCGATAAGCCTGTCAGTTGTATGGCTTCGGTTTCGAGCTTATCCATGTAAATGTCGTTCATGTTGACGGCGTTTGCGACGAGCACCGAATCAATCTCAATCCCTCGGTCATTGATGGTTTGATCAATCGCCCACAACTTCCACTCGTCATCGTGCAGCGGGAATTGTTCGAGCTTCTTTCGGACGGCCATTTCCGTTCGCACGTCCTGAATGCAATATTCTTTGAAGGCCTGCCAATCCGTATCAACGAGTTCATCACTTGGTAGATTCTGTTTGCCGTCTTTGTTTGGCATGCAGTACTTTTTGATCAGCTTCTTTCCAGCACTATCTTTTTGCTGATTGACGCCAAGTGCCTTGGCCACTTCATCAAGCGAAGTAGGCAATCCAAGTTCTAAGGCATGAACCATCGTGCATCGCCACTGGTCAGCAGGCAGTTTTACGCCAAGCCATTTGGATAAACACACCCGCTCAAAATTAGCATTGAAAGCGCTCTTAATAATCGCGGGATTGGCCAGCGCATTGATTAAGTCAAACGGCGCATCATCCACAATCTGCACATCGCCCCCGCCATAAGCAAACGCAATCATGAGTACTTGAAAGTCCGGCGCTTCCGTATAGCGATAGACCCCCGACTTGCGGAGGTCCACGCTTGAGTATGTCTCGATGTCAATACTTAAAATGAGTTTATCCAAGGAAGTCATCATCTTCTTCTAAGACTTCGAACTCAGATTCGATGTTGCCACGGCCACCAGATAGTGGATCGCCGTCTGCCACCTTCTGAATGTTGCCGAGTCCACATGCCACGCCTTTGTTGCCAGAAGTGTTATATGCGTAAAAGTTAATTGATACATGAGCGAAACATCCACTGTACACATCATCTTCGTTCGTGATCTGTTGACGTAAGCGGTCCACGATAATCGGCTTCGACTTCGATGAGCAATTCATGAAGTAATGCCCAGCGTAATTCGGATCGTCCGAACGCTCTTCGTCGCCATCGCGAAGTGGTGATTTCAGATTCGAAGGAACCTTCCCGCCAAACTTCGAGAGCTGCGCTTCTTCGGCTGCTGTTTTGATGGCGGCTTTGATTTTGTTGATGGTTTTGGTGTCGGACTTCGGAATGAGAAGGGACACGCTGTATTTTGCTTCCTGACCCTCGGCCATCGCTTTCGGCTTCCAAATGTTTGCGTAGGATAAACGTACCTTACCAGTGGTGAATTTTGTTTCTGACATTAGTTAATCTCTCCTTATAAAATAATTGAAAAATCTAAATCAGGATTTTCATTTTTAAATTTTAATTCCCATTCTCCGAACATTGAATCGGGCAATTTTGACGGGCTCACTTCAAAAAAATGATTGAAAATCTCAAATTCTGCTAATCCTGCATAAGTTACTTTTATACATTCCTTTGTTGCTATTTTTCCCGCTCTAACAATTGGGATTTTTATTTCTTCTCTCTTTACTCCATCACTTAATGCCATATCAACTAAATTTGATTTTTTTAATCTTTTAGGGAATGAAAAAGTTTTTGCTCCGACTTGGATTGCATTGAAAAGTTTTTCAAGTACATAAAGCGCTTCAAATTTAAAATTGTATCTTGCTAAAAGCATCATCTTTGATAGTTCTAAGTCTTCAAACTCACAATGCTCGCAAAAATCCGAATCAAACGGATCATTGATTAAGCTATCGAAACTATGGTCCCAACAGGAACCTTCAGCACAATCCTTACAGTCCTTTTCTTCTTCACAATTTTCACATTTTGAAAATCGTGAATACTGAAAATCGTCAAACTCACCAATGGTGTGGCCTGTAATCGAATAGTCTTTTTGACTTGAATCAAGAAAAACATTCTTTACTCCGACTATTGCCCCGCCATCTTGAGTTTTAACAAGTATTTCTTTCCCATCTTTTGGCATTACATCACCTCGTTAAATTCGCTTTGAGCTTTTTCTAAACTGTTGTACTCTGGGCGCTTGTCCGATTCAGGCACAAGTGTTGGTTTGCCAGCAGGCTTGCTAATCAGATCAGCCACCAGCTCGTTGAACAACTTCTTGCCAATCGTTTTCTCAAGCGCCGTAATGCTTTTCAAATCCCGTTCATAAATCTCGGTTTCTCCGTACCCTTCCGCAAACAATCGTTGAGCGACGGACTCTGTATCTGTAATTTTGCGGACCGATCTACCCTCAACGAGTTTCCATCCTTTGAACTTCGTGCCTTGCTCTGCCTTTGATCGAGCATACTCTTGGACGTCTTTTGCCCACTTCTCAATAATCTCGACTTTCAAAAGCAGTTCTGCAATCTCTTCATCGCTCAACAAATCAGGCTCTTTGAAATCCGCTTCAATTGCTTCTTTCGCTCTAGCACGACATTGAAATCGTGCTTTGCAAAATCTGCAATGTTCACCGGCTACAAACTCGCCTTCACCGTTGATGGCGAGTAGAGCACGCTCACGAAGTTCCGTTTCTGCCCAAACCGCTAATTGTTCAAGCGAGAATTCATCCGTGCTGACATGATTGAGCCTCGGCTGATTAATCGTCACTCGGATGGTTTCGATGTCGTACAAATCTCGAAACTGCGACCAAGCGCCGAGTGCATAAAGCGCTAACTGTGTGTTGCCCTTCGCTTCGACCTGTACGCCTTT